ATGGAAGATACGGATACGGACGTTGTTCCGGAAATTGTCGAGATCATTAAGCAACTACTGGATATCATTAAAACACAACAACAATCTATAGAGAACTTAGCTTGTATAGCAGAGAAAACAATACAACTAGAAAGAGGCAGACAATGACAACGAACAAAACTTTGACTTTGCAAAATTACGAGCTGAACACTTTGGTCAGTGGTTAGATGAGGCTTTCCAAACTATGCTAGATTTTTCCCTAGAAAATAAATTTGATTGTTACCCACCAGAAGAGCACAGGGAGTTAGAAAGTGTGCTTGAGTTTTTAATGATCGTCACTGATATGTGGATGAATGGGCAAATTATGGTAAGCAGTCAAGAAAGAGGTGTCAATGAAAAGAAATAGACTACAAGAGGCAGAAATGGCAGTTTTAGCAATCCTAAAGAAAGGACGTGCTAACGCTACGACTGGCGGAGAGATAGCCACTATCACGGGTTACAACTCCCGTCTAGTATCTAGTGCAATCAGTGACCTAGTTATTCGCTATGGTGTTCCTATCATTGGTGTTAGGGTTGGTATTCGTAGCGGTTACTATATAGCAGAGACCAGAGAGGAACTGTTAGAGGGGCTTAGATCTCTTGAAAACCAAGTCAAGAATGAACAGAAAAGATTAGACGTTTTAAAGTCTATCGAAGACGTGACTAACTACGAGAAAATGCTAGAAAGGGGATAATATGCACGTTTTAAGTGAAGAATTCGAAGACAAACTACTTCGAATCATTGACAATCGTTTTGAAGACTTTCTTAAAGCCATTTCTAAGCATGATAACAAACAGTTAGATCTAATATCTGCCCAGAAAGTACAAGACGAATTAGGGGTAAGTTATAACACCCTAAGACGTTGGGAGGAAGCGGGACTTAAACGCTATCAAGCCCCAGTAGAGGGGACACGCAAAGTGTATTACCTTAGAAGTAGCATTTATGCATTTATGGGGAATGAAAGTTAGAAAGAGGGTGATTTAATGCCTATCTACGAAAGTAAGGGTTTTGGTAATGACTTACATTTATTCGATAAACAAGCACCCTTTGACTATGTTGCAGAACGTAGACCCATGAAAGTGCCACAAGGTGTAAATATAGACGATTTTAAGCGCAATTCAGCCCCCTACTGTATTACTGGCAAGGTGAAACCAGACGAGAACGGCAACTACAAACGCAATAACGCTAGTTTAGTTTACCGTAATTTGATTTTTTTGGACTATGACGAGCTAGAGGCTAACATAGACTTTCCTAGCGTTGTCGAGAACGCCTTACACGGGTATTCTTATATTGTTTACCCAACTATTAAGCACACGGCTAATAAGCCACGTTATAGGCTTGTTGTTAAGCCTAGTGGGGCAATGAATGAGCTGACCTATAGGCAGACTGTCCAAGAGATAGCAGGCAAAATCGGGCTACCTTACGACAGTACAAGTCTTACATGGTCGCAATTACAAGGCTTACCAGTAACCACTGGAGACCCTGCTGACTATGAAAAGATAGTAAATAGAGGGCGTGATTATCCCGTAGCAAAAACAGTTACGGCTAATCAGAAACCACACTATCACACGCCACGTCCGAGCGGTAATAAAACAATCACCATGCGCGTGATTGATACACTATTACATGGCTTTGGTGACGAGGGCGGGCGTAATGTTGCGGTAACTAGGTTTGTAGGTCTATTGCTTTCGAAGTGGGTTGATGCTGACGTAGCCACTGCCTATGAGCTAACAACCATAGCAAATAGCGTTACAGATAACCCTTTACCAGAGCAAGAGCTGGAACGGACTTTTGAAAGTATTGTTAAGTCAGAAATAAGAAAGAGAGGTGTCAATGGAAATTAATATTGAGGAATTGCAAGAGCAACTTAACGAAAGCAAGGCTATTGAGCCACCTAAGTCTATGAAAGAAGTACTAGACCGTATCTATCAAGCTGGTGAGCTATGGCGCTCAGAAAATAAATACTTAGTTAACGAGGGAAAAAAGAATGAGAAAACAGTCATTCCGCTTCCTAGTATCTTTACCGTAGCTAAAGAGTTGAGTAAAATCGTAACATTTACGTTTATTACCAAATCTAACACTGCTGATAATAGCTTGCTCTATCTGTATGATCTCGACGAGGGTATCTATACCGCTAGCGCAGACGAATTCAATGTTTTGTGTAAGACGTTTGATAGCAGAATAAAGCCAAACGATTGGAAACAAATCAAAATGATGGTACGTACCATGACGAAGATAAGAAAACCACTAGAAAGTGCTAACTTAGTACCAGTACAGAATGGTATCTTAGACTTGAAAAACAAACAACTACGACCATTTGACCCTAAGTATATTATCACCAGCAAGATAGCCACTGCTTACAATCCGCCTAAGTTTACCCCTAAGGATAGAGAGGGTAAGACGTTTGATGATTGGTTAAGTTCTATTGCTTGTGGCGATAGTGAGTTAATAACCCTCTTTTGGCAAATTATCCTAGAGGCTATCAACCCAAACTACACCCGTAACAAGTTCGCTATTTTCTATGGTGACGGTAACAATGGTAAAGGAACATTTCAGCGCTTACTTATCAATCTAATTGGTGAAAGTAACGTGTCAGCTTTGAAACCTGCACAATTTAGTGAGAAGCATAACTTAGAAACGCTTGTGGGTAAGGTATGTAACATTGGAGATGAAGCACCAAACGACTACTTAAAAAACCCGTCTGATCTAATGAGCATCACCAGCGGTGACACTGTACTGGTTAACCCAAAAGGGAGACCAGCCTTTGAAGCAACCTTCAAACTCTTTAACATTTTTTCGGGGAACTATATTCCTAATGGTGGGAATAAGACCAAGGGTTGGTATAGACGCATTATGATTGTGCCATTTAACGCTGACTTTAACGGTCAAACCGAAAAGCCTTGGATAAAGAACGAGTTCCTAGCTGATAAAGACGTCCTAGAATACGTTCTGTATAAAGCCGTCAACCAGAAGCCTTTCACTCAATTTATTGAGCCTAAGGTGATCAAAGACTTGTTAGAGGAATACCAAGAAGATAATGATTATTTGCTTGGTTTTATCAGAAACGAATACATTCCTAACGGCTGGCATGAGTTAGAAATTGTACCAGTCTTTCTAGCCACGAAACGCCTAAGAGAGTACGCCGAAGATATGGGAATACAAAAGCCGAATTTATACGGTGCAGGGAAAGAAATCGCTAGAAACCTACGAAACTTAACACCACACAGCTATTTTGTTAAAAGGGCAAGGGCAAAACCTAGTGATATCAAAACTTTAGACCCTAGTGGATTTGATGCAAAAAAACTAAATAAGCCACAACACTCAATCGTAAAAGAGGAATAATGTTACCTTGTTACTTTGTTGTTACCTAGTTTTCACAACAAGGTAACACCTTTAAACGCTTGATACATAAGGGGTTAGACCTATTCTGTTACTTTGTTACCTTCTTTATAAGGTTTATAATATATAAATATGTATGATAGTTATATATATAAGAGAATAGAGAAAAGAAGGTAACAAGGTAGCAACACCCCTCAAACCCTTGCTACTACTGGTCTAGTACATGTTCCCAACAAGGTAACAAAAGGGAACAACAAGGTAACAAATAGCAAAAGTTTACATAATTTATCTTAAAACAAGAAAGAGAGACTAAAAATGACTGAAAACCACTACCTAGAACAAGCGGAAAAAGACAGACTGGAACTTGAACAGCACCGCTTAAATTATATGGCTGATGATACACCTATTGAGCCTAGCGATATTCCTAAACTAATGGAAATAGCTAAAAAGTTACGAGCAGAGGATACCAGTCTGAACATTTATGAACTGTATAAGCACCCAGAAGCGCGTGCTAAACTATTCTCGCAGATAACTGAAGCTTGTTATATGGCTTTGAGTGCAACACCGACACAAGCCCAAAGAGTGGCATTTTGCGACTATCTAGAACAGCAATACGAAAACACCTTAAAGAAAATGATTGCCAGCACAGATAAACAGGCACTAGGTGAGTTACTAGTTTCGTTAGGGCTACCAGCAGAGATAGAAAGCCAGTTTATCCGAGATATGGCAGTCAGTGGGATACTAGCCAAAGATTGAAGCTGAGAGGAATATCTAAGGGTTGCAGTGAAGCATAGCTAATGAAGCGCTTGGGTTATCTGAGCGCTTTTGACTAGTATAAAAAGAGGATATATCATGAAACTTATGGCAATCAATGAAAAGAAGACAATTAAGAACGCTAAAAAGAAACTTCGAGAATACCCACGATGGCGAGAGATTGCACACGATAACGCTGAGCAGCGTATAACGGCAAATTATACCTTTGAGCCACGTTCTAAGAGCGATCACCGTAGCAACATTGTTGAAACCATGACAGTAAGGCGAATTGATGCCATGAACGAGCTGGAAGCTATCGAGGAAGCACACAGAAACATCGTTGATGAACGCTACAGGGTTATTATCTATCGCCGTTTCTTGCAACACCCACCAGCACCAAACTGGGTTATCGGTCAAGAATTGGGTTACGCTAGAACAAGATTCCAAGAGCTAGCTAACCTTGCTTGTCTAGCTTTTGCTGAAAATTATCGAAATGGTGAATTGGTTGATTTGCTTGAATAGTTGGGTTGCCCTAATATAGGGCGAGGTGTCAAAGTGATAGAAATTGAATTAAAGGCGTTTATAGACGTTCTCAAAGCTAGCAACCTAACCAAAGCAAAGATAGCACACGGCAAAGCTAGGGTATGGCTAGACTTGGATAAGTTGACCATAGTTTATAACGGTCAAGAAATGCCACTAAAACGGCAGTCATTAAACTATGGAGGCTATCGCTATTATTTATATTGCCCTAACTGTGGAGAGGCTAGAACGAGCTTATATTGGGATTGCGAAGCCTTATCATGTCGAAAGTGTCTAGGGTTTCATAATAGAACATTAAACCGAAGTAAGACCGACTGTGTTTATTACTGGGAGCAGGCAGTTAAAGAAGCTCAAAAGATAGTGACTGGATATGAAGCAAAGGACTACATAACTCCCGATTTTCCCGATAAGCCAAAAGGAATGCACTGGAAAACTTATTACAAGCATAGAGCTAAGTATTATCAACATTGGCGCAAAGGTGAAGACTTATGGTTAAGTGGTATTAAACTATGATATGATCTTGATTTCTCTAGTTAATCTTTACATGGAGCGGGGAACGTTCTTAACACCCTAATTATGGGAGTTGTTGGAAAATGTTGGTATAAAACGCTATAAATGTTAGAAAATAGTAGAATGAAACGCTATAGATAGTGGAATATAAAAGTATATAATGGCGCGTGGTATAAGAATGTTGAGGAATGTTGATATAAAACACCCCTATATCGTCCATAGCACACCCTAGACAAAGAATAGTCCGATAACATTCGGGCTATTTTTAAATGCACCCCCGCCCCTATATTGCCGTCTGGAGAGCCACGACAAGGTGTTGTCTTACATCGCACGCAACTTTTTCCAGTTTTTTATAGGGTGTCTATACCAATTTATGCTAACATTTTTCGCTATAATAGAATTACTAAAAAAGATACGTATTTTTCTGTATCAATTACGAATAGTAAAGAAAAGGAGAATAATATAATGCTAACCTATGATGAATTTAAAGAGGCTATGGACAATGGTTTTATTAAAGGTGATACTGTCCAGATAGTCCGAAAGAATGGTAAGATCCATGACTACGTTTTAGACGGTGAACGAGTTGAGCCACACGAAACATTGAGTTTAGAAAAGGTATCAGATATAATAAAGGAACTAAATAACATTAAAATATGAAAACATTTTACTTTAACTAGGGAATAAATTTAAAAAGTCTTGATAAAAGCGACTATAAGATATATAATGATGTTGTACAGGAATATGTATTCTTGTACAATATCTATTTAAGGGGGAAATTAAAATGGCAACTAAAAGTTTCACAACAGATTTAACTTTTAATCGACGTTCTGCTGATAGTTTAATTTCTGCTTTATCAGAAACTCGTAAATTTAAACGCTCAAGAGATGTTAAAGCGAGTGATATTCAAAGTTTAGAAGAAATCAGATCAATGTTTAAAAAAGGATAAATAGGTGTGTATAAAGTAGTATCGTTGACTAATCTAATAGAAGCATTGGATAAGGAAGAGTTGGAAAAAATAATCTTAAGTTTTAAAAGCAACTCAGCACATCCCAACGATATTGAAATTTTTTTACATAAAAAGGCAATTCAGTTTGAAAGAGCTGCTATTG